CGGTTGGCGCTGGCGCTACCGGGCTAAACTGAGTTGTTGCCACGGGCGGATTGGTTCTTTGGGCCGCCTGTTGTACTTGCATATCTTCGAGAAGCTTCACATAGGCCTTTAGTTCGTCGGCGGTTTTAATGTCACCGGATAGGCCTTTATAAAAAGGCTCCAGCGCACTAGATACCGGCGCGTTTACTACATGGCCCTCTGGAGGCTGGCCTTCTGGGGCACTTGAATCAAGAGGTCCACCAACTACTATACCGGCCACTTCTGGAACTGGAACACTATCGTTAGGCACTTAAATCTCCGTCATCTTCGTCTGGTTCGTTTATCTTTGTTGCTGCCGAATCCCCCCGAGCAGCAATCCCTTTAATCCTTGTCTGTAAATCTTCTAAGGAACAGAGCTGAGCCACATGACAGGCCAGTAATAACTCCGAATACGTTCCTTGCCGAAAGTTACTTTTAAGGCTGTTTAGCAAGTCTCGCTCTACGTCCTTAAAGATCGGGTCCATCCATTGAAGCAAAACATTTGCAGTTCGGCCATCATTAAGTTGTGACAATAAATCATCTTTGGACATTATTAAGCCCCACCCGGATGCGTCATGCCGATATTATTTGTTCCACGTGGAATTTCAATTCCCCCGTCGCTCTGGGAAGAATTGGCCATCTGCGGGATTTGGCTCTGCGGATTTGTTCCGCGCTTATCCTGGGTGTTTTGCCCTTGTGCTTCTGCCTGTGCCTGCATCTGCATTTCTGCCTGTCTTTGTTGCTGCTCTTGCTGGCTCGCCAAAAGCTTTTCATCGTCGATATCCAGAGACTTAATAATCTCACCAAGCAATTTGGTCATTGAATATTTACGGGTGAATTCTTGCATCATTTGCGGGGAGGCGCCGATGCTCTGTAAAAGCGATTGGATTTTTCTAAAGTCTTGAATTTTATTTAGCGTCTGGCTTAATCCAAACACTTTGTATTTATGGCCAAGAGCCGTGCTGGCAAATATCTCTTCTGGCGCCATGTTAGAAACGAAGTGTGCCTGTTGTTCTCCAACAATGGCTTTTACCTCGTCAGAATCTAAATCATTCATATGCTGCGCCATGACAAGCCACGACTTATCAAGCAGCGAAGAAACCATTTCCTCTTCGATAACCTTCACGATGCCGTTCATGATCCCAGTTAAAGACTGATTACTGGCAACAACCTCAGTGGCCTTGACCTGTCTTTGTGGAATCGCGCCCAACCTAAAATCATTGGTAAGGGCTGACTGATTAAACTCCCGATCCATCATGTTGAGCATGTTCATGGATTGAGGGGTCATCGCAGAAGTATCAACCCGCTCTAACACCTTTGCGCCAGGGGGGCATGAGGAGTTTACGAGCAGTGTGGTCCCAGGCGCAATGCCTTCTGAAACCTGTGCCGTATTCTCAAGCCACGCTGAGCGCAATTGTTTAATGCCGTGAGTTTCCATCATGGCCGCATCGACATTTAAATTATAAAGTTCATTCATCGCCAAGTTATGACGGGTGGGCGCGTCCATGAGGGCCTTGTGCCAAACACTGAGCGGCACTCTTATAATCGGGCTTGTTACAAAAGGACTGGAATTGTGCCAAAACGGATTTTTCTTAGGTGGGCGAATTACGTTGCCCTGAGCATCCATGGCACAAACGCAATTCTCCATCAAGATATCGCCGGTATGTCTTTCGACTAAAGTTCCCCAGCATTCATAAATAGTAACCACTCTACGATACTGCGAGTTAGTTATGTTTTGGCCTGTCTCCCTAGACTTTTTGGCCTTCTGCAAATCGTCAGTAAAATAAGTGCAGTTGTTAACCGCATCCATATCGAAATCTTTTGGATTTTCTTCGGCAATCTTTTTAAGTTGGTGCCAATCCATTTCAATGCGTTGGACTTCATAAAGCTTACGCCCAGTGGGATCTGGGAAGTAGTCTTCCTGACGGATTAAATTCAAATCCAGCTGCCATACAGACTTCTCCTTACGGATAAGGGTTCTTTTAATTTCGCCTGTTTCTGTCTGGTCGGGACGCGCTTCAAACTCACAGCGTTTAACGAACTTTCCGCCCACTTTTACAATCATCAAAGCGCCCAGGGCGCCGAATTTTAAAGTGTCGTTAAAAAGATTGGGAAACTTGTTTTTTTCTAATTGCCGATTAAGCAGCTTCTCAACGGATTTAGGGACTATCTTCTGTTTAGCAGGATCAATGCCTGGCTCTAAATCAACCCGGAACCAATCACCCAAATCCATCAACCCCTGTTGTAAGGAGCTGCATAGCTGCTCTACCGCGACGGATTGCTTAGCTAAAAACTCTTTACTCTGCCCACGCTTCTTATGACTAAAATCTTGTCGTAGGTGATAGACCTCGTAGTTCTGTCTATTCTGCAAATAACGATTACGCCGAGCTGTTTCCGCTTCGTCTTTATAGTTCCATATCGCTTGTGCGACAGGATCGGGGAAACTTCTCGGGGGGCTCTCTGAAATCATTTTTCAAATCTCGAATCGTTAAAGTTTGGACCATCACTATTCCATGAATAGCTTAGTGCGGGAACCTCTATAATTGTACTTGGTTTTGTAATTAAAATGCGGGCCGCTACCATTTGCAGGGCATCTTGAACGTGAGAGTGCACATCTTTTTTAGGACGCAGCTTGTTAGGCTCTAGTTCTAAAACTTTATCGTCATACCGATAACCGCCTTGAAACCCCCTGGTTAAGACGGGGCAGTTTGGCAGAGAAACCTGAAAGCTTGGGCCGTTTTTGGTTCTTCTGGTCATCCAATAATCAACTGCGCCTTTTCTCTCTTCCCAAGAGATAGGGCCGGGAATGATGTTGCTAAAGCCTTTGCTATCTAAAACCTTGGCGCAAGTTCCTTCATCTGTGTCTTTCCTAAACTCACCGGATGGGTCGATAAAAACCAGGCAGTCTTTGGAAAGGTTCTGCCAGAGGTGGAATTCTGTTTTTAACTGCGGAATAAGCCAGTTTAAAAACCTCTCGGCTCCCATGTTTACTGCCGTGTATTCCTTGATACAAACAAGGGTGTCTTCTTGTAGTTGGCAGACGATACAGGCGGGGGTTAGTCCCCAGTCAAAACCTAAAAGCAGGGGCAAGCCGACGTGGGGCATGATCTCAGTTTTAACGCCATGAACGGATATATCCCAATCAGCAAACACCGATAGGCCTTCATAAGAATCCCATTGGAGAAGATATTCCTGTTTAAACCTTCTGATAGGCATGGATTCCCTGATTTCTCTTATGTACTCAGGATCTCTCTTTTTAGGGTCGGCAGTATAAAGCAGCTCAAAGACCACAAAGCCGTTTTTAGCGTTTTGGTGAATGCTTACGCCTTCCATTGGATAGAGCGTTTTATTCCCCAGCATGGTCTAAATCCAATTCATCCATACATAACCGTTTAAAAAAGCCTGGCGCCGGAGAAGACACGCCAGTAAACCTTCCGCCGCCTTCTAGGGTTGGAACCGAGGCGCTATACATCTTTTCTGCGTCATCCCAGAAGGCCATCTCGTCAGCGAGAATGCCGGACAGGGTAAACTGTCTGAGCTGGTCAGCTCCCGAGGCAAAGCCTTGAATGATAGAAGCGGTTTCTGGGAACCAGAGCTTGTTATAAGTGGTCTCAAACTTGGGGATAAACTCTTTGGGAATTTGGTTGATATCAAGGTTTTCTAAGATAAAACCGGCCTTTTTAACCAGATCATTACTATCGTCCTCTTTTTTAGACACGAATGCGTTATGACGCCCAATCCTAAAAGTGGTGTCCCAAGTATAAAGGGCAATGTTAATCCAAGACATTTTCATGCGCCTGGACTTAGGCACTAAGACTTTGGGATATTTCTGCCAAATCCGCGTGTAAAACTTGAGATATTCCAAGTCTACTGGAAATGGTTTTATGGGATTTTTCTTATCGGCAGGATCAAGCGTCCTGACAGCTTTAAGAAATTCCCACGGATCGTCACGAACGGCCTGAATACGCCCAAGCCACTCATCGTCGCTAAAGGCGTGATTCATTAACTATCCGCCGTGATGCGACTGGTCTTTTGTGGAACCCTTGGAAGTTGTGGGCACGTGGTCGGGGCTGTCCTCGCCCATCGTGGCCGAAACTACGACTTTTTGCATTCCCGAGGCCGCCAAAGGAGCTTCGTGATCGCCCTGGTGCAAATCAACAAGAGGGCATTTCTCAATGGTTCCCGTGGGTGCGCTGTCTTTCATATTGTCTTTCATAGTGGTCTCCTGGTCATAAGGTCTTTTAAGTGTTGGGCCTTCAACGTCCCTAGAACGGTTCATATCGCGGGTTTTAGTTGTGATCATTTCAGCCCCTTTAAGATTTAATTATAACATACGGCTTTTTAGTCTGTTTCAAGTGGTATTCTGGGACATTTATTTAATCACCCCGTACACTGTCACAACCAAATCATCTCCAGTGATCCCATTTGAATCGCAGACTATTTCTATTCCATTGTCAGCGGTTCCGCCTGTCCCTAAAGCAAACGGATCATTTAAAACCGCTCCAACGGTAGAATCATTGATATAGGCATTAGCAGTCAGGTTAGCCACAGGGACATCAACGTAGGAGACTGCGGCGGTGTCTTGAATCGTACATGTGACCACTCCCGTCCACGCCGTCGCCCCATTCACTTTAGCTCTAAAACCAGAGATATAGGCTACCTGTCCAGTGCCAATGTCGAGCGTGTCTAAACAGTTAATCGGCGTGCCAGCCAATGCGCTTGTTAGTGTGCAAGAGCGTTGAAATGTAGATTCAGTCCTACCCCCAGCTATACTCACCCGAGAGGCTATGAAGTTAATGCCTGTCCCGCCGTTGTTTTGTAGTTCCAGGGCACCAGTGGTAGCAATCTGGCTCACAGAGGAGCTAACCGCGATGGTAGCGTTATTGAAAGTGTAACCGGCGTCTATGTCTGTCGAAGGAGACACCAGAAAATTTCCGTCAATTAAGTTAAGTTCCGATCCAGTAAAACTAAAAGAAGACGCAGTGTTAAATATCTGCCCTTCCTGGTTATTAAACGTCATGTTTGTGCCATCGAAATCCATCAACATTCCGTCAGTGGCAGTGGACCCAGAGAAATTCGTATACAGCTGAATGCTCGAATTAAGGTCAGCTCCGTTGAGCTTCATCATGTAATCAGCGCCGTTAAGAGTTAGGGTGTCGTTAATCACAGAGCTAACATCTCTGGTTTGCAAAACTGTTTTGGCCACATCGTTGCGGTTAGTAAAATTAAATGAACCGTCAGTCATGCTCACTGAAATTTTCGCATCGTCAGCGGCGCCAAAAGGCGTCACTCTAAATAACGCAACAGCATCGCCAAGACCGCCCGCCCTAGATACTAATAACCCGCCAGATCCGTTTGCTGTCAGTAATGTGGTTGCGGTTACGTTAGGGGCACTAATGTCAGTCGCCCACGAAAGATTACCTGCTCCATCATTCTTAAAATAAGTAGATGCTAACCCCTGCACAGAGGGCCACGATGTTGCGATACCGTTTATACTGGTGATGTTTCCAACATTGTTTATGTTGAAGTATGAGGACGGGGTAAAAACATTTCCAGAGGTATCCAGAGATAATCCTGTGGTGCCAAATGCCTTAAGGTCTAACGTGGTCGAGTTTCCTCGTATCCATGTACCTATTCCTAATTCATCCGAGGCGCTCGCAGAGGTCGCGTTAACATTCTTTCCAAGCATTAGATTGCGATTTCCACTTACCGTAGTAGAACAAGAGCCTTTTCCGAAGCATGAATTACTGTTCCCATCATCAATAGCTAAACCGGAGCTCTCTCCAAAAAAACTATCGTCAATAGCACTAGCACCAACAAACTTACCCGCATCTTTTCCATATATAGCTAGGCCTGTTGTTGTACAGTTCTGCCCTGCACCAAAGCCCGTAATGGTCGCACCAATACAGCTTGATGTAGCGTTCAACGTCGCGCTAGAGCCTATGCTAGTAGTGCCATCACCGACTGACCTTCCAGAAAAATGGCCGAGCAAAGTTAGATCATTGGAATTTGTGTTTAATCCAGCGTCTTTCCCTACGGCAACGTCCCTTGTTCCAGTATTTAAAAATCTAAGGGTGTTTGCCCCGAATCCAGTATTGTCACTCGACGTGGAAATCAGACCGCTTGCAAACCCACCATAAGCATTGCCTTGCCCGACGATGTTGTTGCTGCACGCAAACGCACCGGAGCACCAGTTATTTGCACCAACAGAGATGTTTCCGGCTAATCTCCCAGAGAAAAACTGATCGGTTCCAGTGGTATGAATAAACTTATCGCTACCCCGATAAAAAATAGAACCCGTGCTTATATACTGATCTCTTAATCCAAGGCCAAGTGCGCCAATATCGACACTGGCATTACTGTTTGGAGTAAAATGCCCGGTAGAGTTAAAATTCCAAGCTGGCGATGCGCCGGGAATAATATTGATTGGATTACCAGCAGTAGATGTAATGGGCAGATTGCCGCTGGTCCCGGTAATAGAGTTTAAAACTACGTTCCCACTATTCCAGCCAGGCGTTGTTGTTAGCGCCCAAGCCAAAGAACAGATAAAACTTATAATTAAAAATATTCTCATTGAATCACCGTTAAAATTGTCTGTGCCAGCCAGTTAATATTGTTGTTTACGGCTCCCGTTACCTGAACCAACACGTTTGACCCACTAACTGCAAATGTGGCGTCCCAAGCAGCCTGATCATAAGAAGCAAAGTCAGAAAACAAATCATTAATAGTAACCACTCCGGCAACATTTTTAATCCTAGCCGTTCTCGTATAAGCGGCTGAATCACCTACCGCACCAGCGGTTCCCCCGGTTCTATAACCAACAATGTTAGTTCTCATTAGAACCACGCTATTTAATGGGATGGGCACAGTCTGTGCGGTTATCGTCCCGCCGCCGCCGCCACTAGCGGACCCACTGCTTACGGGCAGCGCGCTAAAATTTACTACTGAGCTTTCAATGTTGCTGCCCATTTTAATTCCCTGTGTCGGCAAAGATTAAGAGTTATCAGACGCCTTAACCCAACAAGGGCAGCGCTTATCTACCGCAGATTGATGGCTGCGGGTTATTCTAAGAAAACTTACCCCGTCACCAACTAGCTGCTCTTTTAAATCGTACTCAAATGTATTTCCGGTAACAGAAATCACTGCGACCTCTGCAAATCCGCCACCGGAAGAACCCCATTTAAGAATATAAAGACTTGATTTGGCATCACCTATAGCAACGTCTGCCGCGCCAAACTTTCCTATAACCAGAGTTTTTCCAGCGGCGATTACGGTGCCATTAACATTGTCCGTCGCTCCCGTGGCAACAACGCTTAGACTTTTAATATTTCGTGCGCTCATACTAGGCTACCCCTGAATTGTGCGCCCATGTATTGATCAAGAGGCGCGGTGTTAATTAGGGTCATTCTGACTACCTTAACCCCATCTCCGAGTAGCTCGGTTGATGTTGATCCCTGAGAGTTTCCAGAACAGGACATTATAATTACATTAGCTCCCGAGGGGTCAAAAACAA